AAACTCTTGGGTATTATGTGCTACCCTTCCCACTCCTTGCTTCTCTAGGAGTTCGTATTCAGGACTATACGATGCTACAAATGGAATTCCAGCGGCAGCATATTCAAGACCCTTGATACAACTCTTTGCATAATTAAATTTTACATTATTTAATGGAACAATTCCAATATCAAACTTTCTAAAAAGTTCTGGATACTTGCTAATTGGTTTCATTGGTTCATAAGAAGTCTTTACAGAGTTTGGTATTCCAAGTTGTTCCTTTGCTTTAGGAGCGTTTATAATATTTCCAGAATGATGAAATCGAAGTCTTGAAACATTCATATAATCACCAAACATTGGTGCTAATGATTCTAAATCTTTAGATCTCCAGGGAGTTGCACCTACCCATCCTATTGTAGGCATTCTTCCAGCAAAATCTTTATGCGGTACCCATCTGTCAATATCTATTCCATTTCTAACTAGAAATACATTGTCTATTCCTTTTTCATTTTTATAAAAATCATGAAGAAAGGGAGTAGATGTAATAATAGCATCAGCACTATCAATTATTTTCATATAGTGTTCACGATTGTTATCTGGATTTTTTTCAGGATCAGTCATGGTATACGCCATGTTTGTTTTTTCTAATCCTTCAAACCAGTCATCAATATCTACTACAATTTTTTGGCCTTTTTCTCTTGCTTCATCAACTTTCTCAGCAACAGATTTAAGCATGATGAGTTTCATAACAATAATGTCCCACCCATGTACGGCTTTTTCATCTGGTATAAGCATTCCAAAACCGTGTTCTTGGTTATATCCAGGGAATCCAATTCCAGTTACCCAGCCATGAGTTTCAAGTTCTTTCATGGGTAGATAACAACGATACCAAGCACAACCATTTGGTTCTAAGGGGTCCGTCCCAAAAGCCCAGTCATATGTTAAAAATGATACTGTAGGAATTTCCTGTGTCATGGATTTTGATTAGTCCATTTGCCTAGTGCAGAATTATACTTAAGAACTTGTCCATTTTGTGGATTTGTAATAAGTACATCTGACAATCCAGTAACACTTCCTCCTGAAATTGGATGTGAATGGGGGGACGGAACACCCATAAGCGGTACCCATTTATCAAGTGCAGAATCATATATTCTTGCTAACTTTGGGCTACTATCATCAACTGTTGGCATATTTATCCTTACGATGGCGCTATCGTAGTAATTGTACCAGAAGCACCCATATATTTCAATGCACCATTTTGTACAAATATATACCCGCCATTTGCTGACGGTGTTGGAGATGCACTATTGCCAAGAAATATCTTGAATCCATCTAGGAATGTATTGTTTGATAAAAATAGATTTCCAGAAAGTGTAAATCCACCATTTACTATTGTATTATTATTTAAAGTTGTTGTGCCACTAACAGCAAGATTTCCTGCAATAGATGCAGAACTAGATACATTAACTTCTGAGGCATTTGTTATAATGTTTGTAACTTGAGTAGAAGCGCTTGAAAAATATGTTGGCGCTTGAAATACGTGTGTTCCAGTCCATGTATAGTTTGCTCCAGTATCTGGTGTACCACTTATTAAAAACCATGTATCTGTTGCTTCATCATACATATACCCTGGCTTTCCATTATTATTGAATTGTGCATAAATCAATGTTCCAGATACTGGTATAGTTCCACTATTTGACAGTGTTTTAGAAAAGGTAAATTGTGTTCCAGTAACAGAAGCAGATACCGTATAACTTCCATTTAATGTACTAATATTTTTAATAGTAAAGTAGGTACCTGGCGACATGCCGTGTGCAGTTGCTGTATTAATTGTTACAAGATTATTGTTTATTGAATATGAATTAATAGTTCTAGTAGGCATGATATAAAAATTATATCACGCAAAGAAAAAGGACTCCGAAGAGTCCTATTCCTTATGCCCTCTTTCGAACAGAGGGTTTTACAGGCTCTGGTTCTGGCTCAGGCTCTGGCTCTGTAACCAGGCTTGGGGTACCATTCTTTCCAACCTTTACAGAAAGAATAGACATGGCATATGAAAGAATCATACCGCCAAGAGACAGACCAAGAATAGACTGCCAATCTGTAGAAAATACATTGAATGCTGTTCCAGCAGTTAATGTGATGAAGAACTGTGCAAGAGTCTTAAGTGCTCGCTCTGTTGCCTCAGTCCAAAATTGCTTTGTAAACAAATTTGCCTCCTTAAAGCACAACTATTCTATCACTAATGTTTGGGTACTTCAAGTTCATCTTCATTTTGATACTCGTCAACTGGTTCATTAATACTCTCATCTACTGGAAGTTCTTTATCATTTAAAGAAATTTGACGATAAAGTTTTACATCTTGATATGTTGCACCACCAATATATGATGCTACAATTGCACCCATTAATCCAAATGCCCCAAGAGCAAGGGTATCGCCAATTTGTGTATCATCCCATCGTATAGCAACATATAAAATAATTAAAGCGGCAAATAATAATGATCCAAATATTGCCCGTCTTCTGAATTTCCATGAGGGTTGATTCATATCTTTATTATAACAAAATAAATAGACGAAATATATAATGTATAATATTTTATTATGATAAAAGAAGAACTTTATTCTAAAATATTGGTTTTTCATTCTGCCTTAAAAAATACAGATAATTTTATAGAAAAAATTACTAAGTCTCAAAACTTTGTTGATCCCTGGCATGACTGGTATGACCTTGGAAAACAAACATTTTTTAAAAATTATCCAAATTATTTTTCCAACACTTTTCCAACAAACAATGATTGGCATGAAAACTGTAAAAAATCTAATAACGAACTTGCAATACAAATAGCAAATATTTTTTATGAATCAACAAAAATTTTTGTAGAAGAAAATGATATAAAAATTCCAAACTGGCTTCATTCTTCTCCTGCAATTTGTAAGCACTTTGCAAAAACAAAAAACAAGTCGTTGGCTATGCAATATCATACTGACTTTATTATGGCTCAGGCAGAGAATCCTGGGTTTAAACATTGGATTACATGTTGCATATATCTTAATGATGATTATGATAATGGTGAAATATCATTTAAAATATTTAAAAATGATTTATCTTATGATTTAATTAATTATAAACCAAAATCTGGAGATGTTTTAGTTTTTCCTTCTTTTAGTCCATATTTTCATGGAGTAAAAAAGGCATTAAATAAAGAAAAATATTTTATTAGATTATTTTGGGGATATAACTATGAAGGAAGTGCAAAGTGGTTAGAAGATCAAAAGTTGTACGGAGAAAAAATTTGGCAGGAAATGGAAGAAAAAAGAATAAAATATGAATGTGAAACTTCTATGTGGATGAAAGGCCATATAGAAGAATAGTTATTAACTTTTAATTCCTTTGATATTTTGTAATTGGATCTTCCGTTTCATCTAATTCTCCAGTTTCTAAATTTTCAAAAACCATATTTTTTTCTCTTATTTTTTTTACTTTTGGATCAAAAGCAAATGTTGTAGAAATATATCTGTTTGGTCCAGGGAGTACTGGAAGTGTGCTATGTGTATATTTAAGACTCCCTGGATGCATAAGCAAATCTCCAGCCTCTGGTTTATAACTAATATTTAAATTATCATAATAAATTTGACCACCATTAAAATTATTATGATAAAGAACCATTCCAAATATAACATGGTTTGTTAATCCACCAGTTCCAGATGGGTTATCCGCATGAGAAAACATTGCTTCTCCTGGTTGCATTCTATGAATACACATCATTCCACCAAAAGACCATTTTTCTTCATTTTCATCTTCAAAAAGTTTTCTAATTCTTTGTAATATGTTTTGAACTATTTCATTAGAAAGATTATCATCTCCAATATATGCTATTTTTTTATTCCACCACTTTCTTTTATCTTTATCCCATTTATCTTCAGTAGTTAATTCTGCAATATTTAAAAACCAATCTCTTTCATTTTGTGTTGTAAAATTTTTTATGACATGAATATTTTTTTCAACTTGATAATAATCTTTATGATTAATAATTGATGAAACTTGATAAACACTTTCATCAAAAAGATTTACATCAAAATCTTTCATTGACCATTCTCTTTTGCTACATTTTGATAAAATTCTGATGTATGAAAATATTTAGAATAGTCTAGCATAGTTACCATAGAATATTTTATTCCACTAGTTACAGGACATGATCTATGTGGATACATGTAATTTGATGGAAATAAGTATACATCTCCTGCTTTTGGTTTTATTTTTATACCTTGAATTTTAAACTCAAGTTCCCCACCTTCATAATTATCATTTGGATAAGAAACCATAGATAGGGTGCAGTTATAAGAAAAACCGTGATCACAGTGATATTCAAAATGTTGATTATTTTCATATTTAACAAAATTTGTTGCTTCCCAATGTTTTAATTCTGTTATATTATACATAAGACAATAATGTTTTATTGCTTGTAATTGTGCATATTTTGTTTCATTATACATTTTATCAAGTTCAATAAATTCATTAGAATTTTTATCAAATTGATAACCTACATTTGTTTTATATTTAAAATCGTAACAATTCCTATAATCTGGCATTTTTACGTTATGACCTACTCTGGCTTCCATCCACTGATGTTGATTATTATTTTTTAAAAAATTTTCAACAGATTCTATAACTTTCATTTCAGGTTTAATGACATTTGAATAACACCAAATTCCCGATGATATTTCTTCAGCAGAAGACCATGTTATTTCTTCTATTTGATAGTAATTTGAATAATTACTAGATAACATTTTTTATTACCATTTTCCTAATGGGCACTTTGTATTTTTAAGTTTTGTCTTTACTTTCATAAAACAGCCACATTCTTTACATTGATGTGTTATTGGTAAAAGTTTATCACAATCTAAGCATATTGAAAATCTTTTATCTGAATCTTCCTGATTTATATAATTATTTTTATTAAATGCGTCAAGTGGAGTAACACCATTTTTTGCTTTATATTCTTCCCAAGCATTTTTAAACATCTAAATCTTCTACAATTTCAAATCTTGGATTACTTTTTAGTGCAGCAGCCATAATTTCATTAGATGGAAAATTATCTGTAACTAGATAATATCCAAGAACTATATTATCTTTTATAAAAACAAATGTATTAAAAGTAAAATCATATGCTGGTAAATGTTTCCTAAACGTTTCACCATTTTCTCCATTTATAAAAGTTTCTCCATCATAGATCATTCCTCTTGATGGCAAGTTATGATAGTCTTCCCAATAAACTACTTTATTACATCCTTCCCATATATACTCTACGACAGATGTATTTGGAAATTTTGAATTTTTTATACATGTTATTACTGATGCATGTTCATCTTCTACATAAACTTTTATATGATAAAGTTCTGCATACTCATTTAAACGTTGCATACGTATACCCTTCTTTTTGAGAAATTATAGCATATAAACTTTAACATCCAATTACTGAACAAACTCCGCCGCAGTTGTCGAGACAAACAAAACATCCTAGATATGGATTATCACAGTTGCTACAACTACTAGGAACACATGGTGGCAAGAACGGGGGCTGCGGTGTAAAGTCCGGTGGGAAGAATGGTGGGAAGAATGGTGGGAAGAATGGAGGGAAGAATGGTGGTGCTACATAATTATATGTAACATAATTTACACCAGTTCTTGCATCTGCTAATATCCCACTTACTGGATTTTGACTTTGTACTGTTCCATTATTTCCTGCTGTTGCTCCAGATGTGGTGCTTGTAACTGTTCCAACAATTAATCCAGCATTAGTTATAGCGGTATTTGCATTTGCAGAAGTTTGATTTAATATATTGGGTACAGTTGTGATAAGTCTTGTCCATACCCCATTTATTTTTGTCCATAATTCTGTTGCTGTTTTCCATGTTCCAGATACTTTTGTATGAAAACTGGATGTTGTTTTATAACTTCCGTTTACTTTTGGTTGAATGGGCATGACTTATGGAGTATATTTAATCCAAATATCTCCGTCACTCCCTCCAGTGGGATTGCCAGTATCAATATATATATTTCTATTTCTAAATGAATTTAATGCTTGATTTCCAGACAATGTTATTGAAGTTGCATTAGTTATAGTACCACCAACTTGTGGAACATACGTTGCAGATGCAGATGCTATGGTTAAATATGCTGCAAGTTCCTGACCAATTGTTTGTGTTGTCAAAAAGTTTGATAAAGAAAATGGATCTGTAAGTGTATAATCTTTATCTACCCAAATAACACCATGTGCTGAAGCACCAGATACAGCGGGCATATCATTAGTAAGTGTTCCAGCACCAGAAGATATAACAGATAGACTTGGGGAATCTGAATCAACCCATATAAAACCCTCTGGAATATTTAAACTTGTGGATAATACTTGTAATTGATGTGGAACATCTGTTTGAGCAACACCACCGCCAGTTGGGGTAGCATTAATAAATTCAATATCATTGGTAATTTTTTCAAAATGAGCATGAATGCTCTTTTCCCCTGGTTCTTCATTTGTTATATAATTTGCTTTTCCATAATGATACAGGCGAAATGCTTCTATAATGTCGGCGCTTTCGTTAAGACTTGGAATGCTTGTATCAAATTCTACATAAGAAGAATTTGCAGCGGAAGATATTAATTGTGCCACATGTATTCACCTTTTTAAATTATAGCATTTGATTAAAAAGCAACCTGTTGCCAATTTGGATTATAAATATTATTTCTCCAGTGGGAATAGACAGAAGTATAATATACACCTCTTAACAAAGTTCCACATTCACCAAAAGTATTAGAACCCCTGGCCCATACTGTTCCGTCATCTAAAAGACAGAATATTCTTGTTTGTGCGTCAGCAGCGCTACCCATTGAAATGATGCTTTTAAGTTTTGCATTTCCCTCTATTATTGGTGGTGCAGTTTGCACTTCTCTTGCAGGGTAGTGTGCTCTGTTAGCAGCAACATTTTCAATGGGCCAGGTAGCAGATGGATCTGCATTTGATATTCCTAATGCTCCATAACACCAGTTTCCTACAGTAAACATTCTTCCAGATTCCATATTTATACCCATAAAGCCATATTCGGCATTTGCTCCAAATACTAACATTTTATTTACCTTTGGAAAACCTGTGGGCAATGTTAATGCAGTTGGTGTTGTAACGTTTGTTGTTCCACTATGACCAAGTTGACCGTATCCGTTATACCCCCATGAGAATATTGATCCATCATCAATAAGCGCCCATACTGAACGATATTCTGCTGGAGCGGTGCTACCACTAGATCCACCAGCAACAATATCTACGACATTTTTACCAGAAAGGTTTGTGGTTACTTGTGTCCAAGAATTTCTATTTGTTGTATCAATACCATTTCCACCAAGACTTGTTGCATGTCCAGTAAAGAATACTGTTCCATCATTTTTTAATACATATGCTGAATTATATGCTTGTGTATCTGCTCCCATTATTACCTTTTTTACATTTGTTGTGCTCAAGGTAACATTGAGCAA